CTTCAGCAGCAATGCTGGTAGTCAGGGTCTGCTCAGCGCCTTGGGCGCGAGAGATTTCGCTAGTCAGGCCAGAGTTAACTTCGTTGATAGCACCAACCAAGTCAGTCTTGTAGCTGGTGTTCAGGTTGCTCAGAGTACCGATCTTGCCGCTGGACTGTGCTTCCAAGCTGGTGATACGGCCATCCAAAGCTGTGTCAGCAGAGGCGCGGGTAGAGGCTTCTGCGGAAACAGCGGCTTGGCGATCAGAAACTTCAGTAGTGATGCGGCCAGACAGAGCGGTCTCAGCAGCGGTGGCACGGGTGACTTCGGTGTCCAAGTGAGTTTGGACAGTACCAATCATGCCTTCCAGCACGTTGATGATGTCTGGGTTGTTTTCCAGAGCAGCAGCTAATTCTGTGATGGTATCCAACAAAGCAGGAGGGATACCGCCGAGCAGGTCAGCTTTAGTCTGGTCAATTTTAGAATTCAGGGCAGCTTCGGCAGCAGTAGCGCGAGTAACTTCGGCAGCGAGGCCAGAAGTCAGAACGCCTTCAGCAGCGGTAGCACGAGCAGCTTCAGCAGTAACGGATGCTTGAACAGCGGCCAACTCAGTAGCAGCAGACTCAGCGTCCTTGATTGTGCGAACAACAACAGCGCCAGAGCTGTTCAAAGAAGAATAACGAACTACTTTGTCGGTAGTGTTGAACCAAATGCGACCCGCATCAACTGGGGATGGGTCGGTAGCCAAACGCTCAATGTTGAGGTTCTCTACGTAAGCGTTAGCGGCAAGGGTAATGCCGTGAAATACTGGGAAATTAGCCATGAGTCATACTCCAAAAATTAGGTGTTAAATGATTTATATAAATCTTCTCTCGTCACGACTCACGCTTAAAAAATTTTATACCACAAATCTTTTCAAAGCAAGGAGTTCTTGATCGACTCGCAGTGCATCTGATCCGGCGTGTTTGACTCGCCATTCTAACTCGGGTACATCACTTTCAAAATAAAAATTTCCGTTCTTGTAGTTTTTAAGAACGGCACCGAATGCTTTCATGTAAGCAGATAGGTGAAGATCTTTCTTGGGGATAATAATTTCAAATGTCATAAAAGCCTTAAACAAAGAATATCGCGTTAACTGATCCGCTCGTCGGCTCTGTCATCCTAACTAGAAACTGGTTGTTGTCCAAGGCTTCAACCCCCGCAAAAAACTCCTTACCATCGGAATCCTGAAGTCCTATTGTAAAGCTCTTTGTGTTTAAGTTATGTGTCACTAGCCAAAGAATATGAGGTTCCTTGAACACATACTTCTTCGCAATGATTGTATCACTGCTCGCGCCCGATGTCCCATACACTCGTCCGTATATGGCGCTCCCCGTAGTGGAGCCAATGTATCCCTCAGCCATTACTTAGTACCGGCTTGGATTACCTTTAACGTCGCTGTTCCTTGTACATGCGCCGTTATCCTCAAACGAATCCCCGTAATTGGGAATGCGTAGTATCCGTCTGCTGATGCATTTTTATCAACAAGAAACGGAAAATATGTCGGATTCGGATCGCTATCTGGGGTCCAGATGTTCTCGTAAATATGTTCTATTGTATAAGTGAGAATAGCATCATCACTTAAGATCACCGCGACACTGACGTTAACGGGTGTTATGTTAACGTTGATCTGCATTGGTGCAGTTGTCCCTACCCGGTCCAAGGACTTGGACATTGTTCTCGCCATACTTCTCTCCAGTTAAAAAGTTCCGCCACTCACTCCCGGGCCTTGTGCAATAGACACGAAATCAGATCCATTCCACGCCACCAATGCAGTAACCCCGGGCGGGATTGTAACACCAGTCGTAGGACCAGCGCCACGTATCACTATGTTTTGTGTACCCGCTGTTGCGTTACGAACTACATAGATCTTTGACTGAGCCGGGGCTGTGATGTTTCTTGTAACAGTACCGTTTGCCGTCCAGTTGATAATAGCTTGACGCGCTTGGTTGGCGGCACCAGTTGTGGTGGTCAACGTCACATCTGCATCAGTGTTAAGAGTTGTCGTACCGGCTACTGCGGTATCCAATAAAGAGGTGATGGCATTGTTTACTTCGTCGCCCCAAGTTCCTGCTAAGGTTCCCGTGGTCGGTAAAGACAATCCCAATAAAGTTGTGTATGCCATGTTTTATCCTCAAGCCACTACTGGCGTCCAATTCGGTGACTGTACATCATTTACTTCTGCCCATCCCGGCGTCTGTGTGTCGTTTATATTATTCCACGTTGTTGTCTGGGAATCGTCAATTGGCTCCCAGTAAAAACGTCCATCAAATGCGTCAGTAGCAGCTATGGCTTCGGAAATATTGACAAAAGCCACAAGCGAATTGACAAAATTATCGCCTAAAACCACATTTTCAGCAATAGAAGCTATAGCATTTAACGTGTTTGTAGTCAAATCAGATGCGGAAATAACCTCATCCACCTGACCAGTTCGGATCAAAATGTTATCAACTTGGTCAAAAACAGCTATAGTTTCTGACACATCTACCCCAAGTGTAGCGGTTGTTATGATGGAATCTGCTGCCGCCTGAGTCTCTGATACGGAACCGGTTAAAATCAATCCACCATTGATTGTATCAGCAGCAGCCTGTGACTCATTAATATTTCCAACAAGGGTCAATTGGCTTGTTAATGAATCATTTAACGTAGAAGTTTCACTAATAGACGCGGCGGCATTTAGCGTATTTGTAAAGGAATCTGACGCGGCCTGAGTCTCTGCTATTTGATTCTGGAATACCGCCGTAGACGTAGGCGTATCAGAAACGGGAATAGTCTCGGCTACGCTGACATTAAACGCGCTTTGTACCGTAAGGTCGTCTACTATGGATACGGTTTCCGCTATGCTGGTAGCGGCATTAAGTACGTTTGTAACGGTATCGGAGACGGACGAGGTTTCGCTAGAGGACTCTTCGTATAGAGACATCCCCCAGCCAACTTGACCCCAAGAGCCAGATCCCCATCCGGCGGCCATGATTACGCCGCAGCAAGTTCAGATTCTTTAAACCACCGTTGTTGAGCTTTGCCTTCGCTGTCTTTCCATTCAATCAGGTAAGAAATGTTTCCACTCTGATCTACGGCTAACTGCTTAACAGGGCCAACGGGGGTTGTCTGAACCAGTTTAACGACTTGTCCAAGTTTAAATGATGCTGCCATGATTACACCGTGATAGTAGTTGTGTAGCTGACATTTAAAATGTCGCCTGATGCTACGGCACGATCTCCGCCCGTAAAGTTTTTAACCGAGTACAGCGTACCAGTCGTTCCGCCTTTAGTGTTGTCTGTCGTAACAAACGCACCAGCAATCGTAGCCGTGTTGTTAATGTTAAACGATACAGCCGCAGAGGTAGAAATAGCCGCGCCAGAAGCTGCGCTAAACGCCATTACAGGACGAGTGGCATTAGAGTAAGCCGTGCTCTCTGTCCAGCCAGCGTGGGATGCCATAGTGTTAGCAGCCAAGTAAGTGTTGCCAGCACCCGGACCAGTCACCAGACCCAGATACCAAGCTGCTGTATAGCTAGACCCGCTGAATGTTTTATCTAACATGTAGTTAGCGCCAACGGTAGTCACTTGGTTTTGGAATGTTTCAGTCCACTTGATCTGTCCGTCTGGACCCATACACTCAACGTGGAAAAAGCCGGTTAACTTTGACTCTTCGGCCAAAGAAGACAGGCGCTCGATACACGCTGCTGCGCGATCATTTGCTTGGATTGTTTCGGTTTGATTCATAATTGTCCTCTTAAGCTGTGCGAATTAAAGCAGAGTTGGCCGTATTGGCTGGCATGGTAATTGTAAATGTATTTGTGGCAGTTTTGTCAGATCCAAAATCCAGCACGGCAATAGATTTATTAGACTTAGAACTGTTGTAAATCAAAGCACATCGGGTCGTAAATGATGCAGGATTCCACACCACGTTGCTAAAATTAACATAAGCTATTGAGCCTGATGTGCCGATAGTCACGCCAGTTAACGTCTTCCCGCCAGCGGTGTACCCTGTTCCCACTATTTCATTGGTGGTTGAGTAGACAGTAGTGTTCTCATTTAAATCTGCCAAAGCCGTGTACAAGGCGATCTTAAGCGTGTCGGTCAAGAGGTTGTGAACCCCCTGATACAACTCGGCTTTGAAGCTAGTGGTTTGGCCTTGGACAATCATAATGAAACGTTACATTCTAAATAACGGGGTTGCGAACTTGACCATCGCGGTACGCATCCATCCGTTGTTTTGCGTCGCCCAAGTTCTTCAGCAAGACCATAGACTGGGCATAGCGGTCCATGTACAACTTGACCATATCTGGCTCGCCCTTCATGTACGTAATCGCTTCAACCATCGTACCGTTAAGTAGAGCGGAGTCAAAGTTATCACCAAGCCAAGTCGTACCAGCGGTGACTATAGACTCGGGATAATAATAGTAGTGTAGTTCTGTAGCGTAAGAATAGTCCGGGGTTGGCCCAACAATAAAAGAAAGCTCGGCCTCATTTGTATATTGCGGACCAAAGATCGCATAGTGTTTAGGTAGTCCTGTATCTGATGCACTTGGATACGCCTCCCGAATAAAGTTTACGTCTTTATTCAATAAATACAAATAGTCGCCGTTTTGTTTGATGACAGCAATAGAATAAACGGAAAGAAAATCTGATGGGCAGGAAAGGTATTTATTGTTAAGAGTAAATGTACCCGTAACGTTTTTTCTAAGATTGGTAAGCTGAACTGAGTTGTATATACGCTGCTCTGCTTGACGGATGGGCGTGTTCATGTCTACCGTGGGAAACGTGTTCTCACAGTAATCACTCACGGCAATAACCAATTCTTGATACGTAATTTAAGCCACCATAAACAAAGTATTTAAAAAAACTTTGCCTTTCTTTATGCCATTGGACCTCTTGCGTAGAGCCCCTTTGTAGCGCAGCCTGTGCCGCGAACTTTAATGCCCGTAGTCTTGGCTTCTTCTGGATAACCAGTGCCTTTTACATCTTCTGGTTTTACAACCTTACCAGTCATGGTATGTGGCTCGGCATATACGTTGGCTTGACCAACTTCTTTGCCCATTTCTTTTTTGCTAAATTTAGCCATATTAACCGCCTCGGCCTGAGCCACGTTGGTTCATAACACGCGCCATGTTGCGACCGTGCTTTACCAACATTTCATTTGTTACGCCGCCCTTGGCAAACTTCTTTGCGCCGGGGTGCATTTTAGATTCGTGGGCCTTGACTACTTTCTTGGCTTCCACGTCAGCAATTTTCTTTACTTGTTTAGTTTCCATATTTGCTCCTTAATTGACCGTAACGGTCCCTATTTGCGCTATACCTACCAAATAATTTGGAGTTAAGGCAGCATCAAACTGACTTGCTCCGCCAACGGGGGACCAGCCCCATTGTATATCTCTAGAGCCGCCAGTAGGCAACCCATTGTAATTCAATCCAGCCGTAACGTAAGTTATATCTGGCCTTGGCTGACGAACACCCTGTGGGTCATCAATCGGATACATACCCAATTGAAGTTGAGGATGGTCTGGATCAAAACACTCTGGACAGACTTTTAACTGATACAGTTTAGTCTTTACAATTTCAAATCTTAACTGTTTTAACTTAAACCTTTGTCCACAACGATCACAGTCTGCAATTGAAAACTTACCACTGGCAAACCTGTTACCCATTACGGCGTACTCCCGCCTATGAACATTTGTCTTGGTACGTATCTAATGGCTGCTTTTTCGTGATCTTCTGCCGCCGCCAAGTTGAACTGTTCGTCGTAAATAGCTTTGAGCATTTCTACTCTATTCATCAGTTCTGGAACTTTCATGGCAATGTAATAAGCCAATCCCGCTACCAAGCAGGGTAGAAATCTAAAGTTCATGTCTGCCGTCTGGATACCGTTGCCAGCGTCTTGAATTCTCCGCATTCTCCAGTATACAAATTGATACGGAACAGAGGAATCAGGCGTGGGCCATACGGTCACGGCTGGAAGCTGCTGTACAAAAACTGCTGTTCCCGTTGTATGAGAAGCCGCAGTAGTCCCATTCTGTGCGCGGAAGCAGTTGTTTATCGTATTACCGTCAATGTAATTGTAGTAAATTGTTTCGGAATCTAGCCTGATATAACCCGAAGCAGCCAGTCCAACAATCGAGCTAAGCGTGATGGTTGTATCAGATGCAGTAATATTTCCATTTAGTGTAGATCCTGTAGGATTTGTTTCACCAGAAAGACGTTGAATCCAAACCTGAATAGGTCTGGCTTGTGTAATTTTGTTAGGAATAGTGGCGTAAGTAGAAACACTTATGCGCGTAATGTTTAAGTCTGCCTGAGTAGATGTGCTGTTTGCGCCCGTCCGAATGACGTGATCCAGCAGGTCAATCGTATCGTTGGGAAGCGGGTAAGTATTTAAGCCGGGGGTAAGATTAAACGAGCCCTGCTCAATCGTCCACATGTTTAAACCACGGTTTGCAAACTCAATGGTTAAGAGATTCATCGACCGGCGAGCGGTACGAAGATCATAGCCAGAACGCATCTCACGACCAGCCCGCTCCCATGCCTCCTCAGCAATCTCTGAGAATTCCATGTTGAAAATGGAGGAGCCGGTAGTAGTCATCTTTTAGCAGTCTTAGCTGATTGAGTAAATGCTTCTTCAGTCGGGGCACCCTTAGATCCGGGCTCCCTCATTCTTTCTTTAGATCCGCGTTTAATCCGTTCCTGCTTCTTGTGGATGTTTTCGTACAAACCACCTTTAGCGTATTGATCAAAGTCCGTGTCATCACGGCGCTTCATTTTCTTAACCTTTGGCATTTTTTGGGGATTTATATCACCCATGCCTCTTGATGCCATCATAGCTTTGTCTCCTAAATGTATTGCGATTCTTTAGTCTTTACACATCTATAAGCCACTGAATAATCTTTGTCGTTTAACTGAAGAACAACTGCTGCCGCCGCCTCGTGAGCAAACGTCAAACACTTTTCCTTATTCTCAAACAACATCCGTGGCGTTCCCTCTATAGGATTACATTTCATCGCAACACACAGCAGGAATTCCGCAATAAACATTTACACAAAACGGCCTTTTGTTTTGCCTTTAACAGCGCATCCATCGGCGCGTTTAGAAGCAGAAGAAACTGAACCACCTTTTTTCATCTTTTTTTCAGAAGCCATTGCTGCTTTCATGCGTGGAGATAAAC